CGGAAGTTCTCTTGGGCGGTGTTGATTACGGGCATTTACAGTTCTCCTCTGCGCTTCATGTCGAGCGCGATTGCGACCGCTTGGTCTTGTGGCTTGCCTTCTTTGATGAGCTTGGCGATCTTCGCGCCGACGGCTGGGTCAGCGGCGGACATGATCTTCAGCCCTGCCTTCTGCTCCTCGGTCTGCTCGCGGGTCATGCGGGTCTTCGCGCCGGGGCGGGCGTTGTAACGCCAACTGTCATTTTCATATCCGCCAAGCGATTTAATTAACTGCTCAACCTTTTTAGGAGCCATAAGATCAGGTGGTTCCATTGGTCCATATCTTCGGTTGACCGTGCCGCTGTACATTCCATTTGGAGATAAGCGACCCAAAGTAACTGTTGCTTTTAATGACTTCGCAAGCTGCTTCAGCTGTGCAATTCTTTCTTTCATGACATCAGTAAAGCCAACAGTCCAATCGCCTAAACCTTTCATGCCTCCAAACTCGTCCTTTGCGCCGGGGCGGGAAGCGCGTGAGCGGTCGCCTTCAAGGTCTTGCCCGACCATCTCCGCTAGTTCGTGCAGGCTGACATCCTTGCCTGCGGGCGTAATGTCGGCAAGGCGCATCGCCTCAGTAGCGAGCGCGTCGAGCTTCTTGGCGTTGTTGTAACTACTAGGGGTCGTCTCAAGGAGGCGGTACACGTCCTCGGCGCGTCCGAATGATGACTTTGCGCCGGGGCGGGACATCCGTGAACGGGCAGACTCATATGCGCTTTTAACTTGCGACTCCATTTTGAGCCACTTAGCCGCCCGCATCAGCCCGTCCATTTCATCCTTGGTGATGTTGGACATTGCGCCCATTTTCTCAGCAAGAGTAATAACATTCTTTTGAGCAAGGTCGGGCTGCTGCATGATCTGAAAATCAAGAAACTTAAGTTCCGTATCAAAACGACCAAACTTTGCCTTCGCGCCGGGGCGGGCAAACTTGCCGCCGTTTTCTGCCCATTGCTGAATGTCTCTTGTTGCGACACCCTTGCTAACCATGTCCTTGGCGGCGGCGAGTACGGCCTGAGCGATTGACATGGACGGGTTCTTCTCGTACATACCAGCCGCAAGGTCAGCGAGCAGCATTTGCTTGCGCCCGGTTTCAATGTTGTTCTTGCTGATCCACGAATACGCGGCGAGCTTTGGATCGGTGTCCTTCCCCAGAATGCCCTCGCTCCAAGAAGGATGCGCGGCAAACTCTGCCTTTGCGCCGTTGCCAGCAGCAAATCCAAGACGGGCGGCGATTTCCTTGCGTGTGTTGCTCATGTCGTGCATCGTAGCGATCTCCATTGCGATTTATTTATGCGTTTACGAAACCGGGGTCAGGAACTTGGCGCGTGTCTACAAGGCGCTGACGCGCCCCGTTGTGCTTGGCAATAGCGGCTGGGTCTATTGTCCCGTTCGGGCGCGTCCATCGCTCGCGCAAAGCCTCAGCGGCAGGGACGGGAATGATGGCGCAACGGCAGTTGAAGCCCAGCGGCGGGGCAATCCCAAGGCGGTCGAAGTCTGCCATCGTCCCGACGTAGCCGTCAAAGGCTCGATGTGTGTCACGGGTACGCGGGTCTTTGGTGGCGCTAAATTGCACCAGCGGGACGAACGCCTGCACCCGCTCATCCCGTAGGACTTCGGCGCTGCCCTCGGTCATGGCGCGGTTCGTGTTCGTCCGTAGGACGGTTTCAAGGCGGGAGGACGTTAGCCCTGTCCCGGTCATGAGTTGGGCGGTGGTGACGAAGTCGCCGAGGTTCATCGTCTTGATGAGCTTGCCGACCACGCTCTTGGTGGGGCGCTCCTCGATGACCTGCGCGATCAGTTCCTGCACCATCCGCGCCTGCGCGACAGGCATGGCGGTGACGAAGAAGGTGGTATCGACGATCCGCTTCACCCGGGAGATAGCGCCTTGCGGCCCCCGTGTAACACCACGTAACAACGAATCGAGGATCGGGGACTGCTTGCGGAGGTCAGGAAGGGCGTTTTCGCGCTCGTGATCGGTCACGTCCCCGGCGCTGGCGGCTGCTGCCTTGATGAGCAGCTCCCAGTCGGCGCGGGAGATAGGGACGCGCTTCCTGAACCAGCCCGTGATCGGAGCCATCCATTTTGTCCCGAAGCCCTCAAGGGAGATCGGTACGTCCCGGTCGAACTTGACCGCGTCCCCATCGTCAAGCATTCCCTCAATAGCCCCGTCTGGGATCTTGGCGGTATCGACCGTGTCCCGCGCCCCGAAGAGCCATGATGCCATCAGGAGCGCCGCCGTTGCCTCGTGGAACTCTGCCCACGCGGGGAGAGCATCTTCGCCCCTGACCTGAGCCGCGACCGCACGGCGGTACGCCTGCTGCGACTGGCGCAGTACCTTGCGAAGGTGCTTGTCTAGTTCGGCTTTGGTCATCGCTTGCGCTTGCGGACGGCGGCTACCTTCGGCGCTTCAGGGGCTGGCTTGTCGCCCTCGCTCTCGTTGCCCTGCCCGAGCATGGCGGAAAGCGGGTTGCTCGATGCGCCCGCGCTGCCTGCGGCTTGACCGCCGAGGACGGATTCCCCGTCTTCCGGGTCGGACAGACCGAGGAGGTCGCGTACTTCGCGCTCGCTGACGCGGCCACCCATTTGGATAAACGTCTGAATCGCTTCCAGCCGCTCCTTCGGGTTCGGGCGCTCGGGGGCAAAGACGAACCGGATGCGGCGTGCATCCTCTTCGGAGGCTCCAAGCATCCCGGCAATGATGCGAACAAGGTCGGTGGTCAGGCTCTCCGCGAGGCAATCCGCGTGATAGCGGATTACGCGGGAAAGGGTATCGGCGTGGAGGTCGGCAACGCCTGACCCCATACCCGTCCCGCCAGCCTCGCTGGAGAGCGACTGACCGAGGATTGCTTCCTTGAGTTTGCCAGAAAGCCAGTTCACCAACTCCATGAAGATCTGAGCGCGGCCACCGTTCGCGTCCTTGATGTCGATGTCGTACATGGACTCGGTTGGACTGATGCGGGGCAGGACGACCGAGTTGTCGTTGACCAAGTTCTGCAAGATGGTCATCATCTCGCTCTTGGCGGCATCGTTCCCGGCTGGGTAGTACCCAACGCGGATGCCGAGCGCGTACCGCTCCACATAGGCGGCGGCGTTCTGTAGGACTTCCTGCTTCAGGAGCCAGATGTACCAGCAGACATCTCGCGCACCTACGCCACGGTAAACCGTCTCGGCGCTGTTCGGGTCGATGAAGTTTGGGGCGGTGGTAAAGACGCGGTGCAGGACAATGGCGCGGCGTTCGTTGTCGTCGAACAGGTGGACGAGCGAGTCAAAGCCGAGGTCGGTGACGGAGGCCTCGTTGATGTAGGCGCTACCAACGCGCATCGCCACGTTCCCGGTCTGGTCAAAGGCGAGGGTATCGGAGGCGAGCGGAAGCCATTCGCGGATGCGTACCCCAAGGCGCGGGTCGCGGTCGTAGACCACGTTCACGGCGCTGCACCCGTACCAGACGGCTTCGTGCAGGGAGCGGAACATATCGCTGCGGCGCGGGGCTGCGCTGATGATCTCGGCAATGCGCTCGGCGAGCTTGACGAGGCGCGGATCTGATTCGTCGTCGCAAAGGACGTTCCACTCCAACCCGGCAAGGGTCACGAGCAGGGAGCGCAGTACGCCCTCAATGTCCGCGTCTGCCCGCATCATCGCCTGATAGTTCGGGTCAAGGCGGTACGCAAGGCTGGAGTTCCGCAGCATCAGGCTGGCGGTGCGGAAGAACGTCCGCTGCACTTCCACAGGCATGGCAAGCGGCCCGGTCAGTCCACGATCAATCGGAGGCGGCAGCGGCTTGCGCGGTCGCTTGGTTGGTGGCAATCCTGCGCCGGGGATCGACTGACGTTGCGAGAGCGGGTTGTTGATCGGGTCGGGCATTGCTTAAACCTTTGGGGTGACAACGGCAAGAATGCTTGCCTTAACTTGTGGGTCGGCGTTGAGAACCATACGCAATGCCCAATCCATTTGCCCAAGGATTGCGCGAACAGCAGCGCCATCGTTTGCCCGCATTGCTGGCACTAGCTTGGCAAGCAAGGCATCTGCTTTGGCGGTTGCTTGTTTGACGAGTTTCTTTTCGCCCGTGCGGTACTTTTGCCCTTTGGCATCGCGCTCTTCAATCGCCTTCATTCGTGCAATCAACGCCTCAAGCGCGTGCGTGTCCACGGCTGCAAAGATGCCCAGTCGGCGCATGATCGCCTTGCGCTGGCTCACGCCTTCGCCTTCACGCCGGGGCGGGACATAGCCGACACGCGCACAAGCATTTCATCTTCCCCCATTGTCAGGCGC